GTGACATTCAGTTTAGGTATGTATCTGACACGTCTATTCAGCTAGTCATGAAGGGATTAGACGGCACCATCCGTTCAACCACACTGACTTTAAGCTGATGAGTATTTATCCAACAGTCCGGCCTTCCTTAACGCTGGACTTTCAAAAGAGTAAACAGCTTGATCCACGGATCTCATTTAGTAGATCATCCTCAGCTACTTATGTTGAGGGTGGTGTTGTCAAGTATGCCGATGAACATCAAGCTAGGTTTGAGAAGGAAGGGTTGTTGATTGAAGAGAGTAGGACGAACTTTCTTTATCCTTCAATCGTTCCTTCGTCGACTTCAGGGTTGTTATATGTTGATGGAGCTGCTGTCACCACAAATGCAGGTACAGCTCCAGATGGCACCAATACTGCAAGTTTAGTTGAACAAGCAAGTGGTACTGGATATAACAGGATTTACTTCTTTACAGGCGGAACTGTAAGAGATGAATCATACAGTTTCTTTGTTAAAGCGTCATCACCTGATGCTGTTTTTGGCTTTTATATTACAGGGGACACGAGTCCTGGTGGCCAAATTAATTACACATTCTCAACAGGTACTGTAAGTGGAAGTTTTCCAGGCGATGTTTCTGTAGAGCCATATCCAAATGGATGGGTTAGATTATCCACTACTAGTTCCGTGAGGACTACTACACCTTCTGTTAGTTTCGCAAGCATACTAAATTTTACAGGCGACTTCTTTATCTGGGGGGTGCAAAGAGAAGCAGGATCCTTCCAAACCTCCCACATCCCCACGTCCGGCTCAGAAGCAATTAGAGCAGCTGATGTGGCAAGTGTTGCTGGGACTAATTTCAGCAGTTGGTATAACCAAAGCGAGGGGACGTTCTTGTCTCAACTAGCACGTTTAGGATCACCGAATACGGGATCTATCGGGGCAATTATTGGTGGATCCAATCCGAACGCAAGTTCATCTAGTAACCACATTCTAGTTGGCAACGGTAATGCTGCAATATCAAGTACAGGTGGTGCTAGTTATGCTTTTGCATTAAGTTCGACAGGAGTTCACAATCTTGTAAATGCGTACAAGTTGAATGATTTTAACGCTGCATATGACGGTAATTCGCTGACTGCAGATACATCGTATACTCCACCAGCTTGCACTCAGTTAGTGTTTGCTGGATTGTTTCCAATTGTAAGCAACACCGGCCACATCGCCCGCCTGTCCTACTACTCCCGCCGCCTCACTGACCTTGAACTGGAGACACTAACCCTATGACTTATCCAACAATCATGCCAGCAATAACGCTGGACTTTGCTAACTCACAACAACTAGATCCACGCATTACGTTCAGTCGTTCTTCTAGTGCTACTTATATCAATAGTGCTGGCTTAATCGTCAGTGCTGCTGAACATGAACCCCGCTTTGACCATGACCCCGTGACTGGTGAGTGCTTGGGGTTGCTGATTGAGGAGAGTAGGACGAACTTGGTTACGTATAGTGAGCAGTTTGATAATGCTGCGTGGTTAAAAAGAGCTGGAGTCACGATAACCGCTAACACGGATACTGCACCTGACGGAACATTGACCGCAGACACTTTTTCCTCTTCGTCTGGTAATCAAATATCAACTGGTTTCATTCCTGTTACTGCAAACACAACTTATACCAGTAGCATTTACATAAAAAAGACCGTGGGCAGAACATATACTGCTGGAATACTTCTTAATTACGATTTTGGCACTGTGTACGGAATCCTGCTTAATACAAACGATGGTACTACCGTAGAGGCATCTTACACTCCACCGACAACAGTATTGGTTCAAAATAGTGGCGAATACTGGAGAATTAGTTTAACTGCTAACTCTGGTAGCTCTGTAAATGTAACACTTCTTGCCTATCCAAACATGGATGTCAATACTGCCGTTAGTGCTGGCAGCCAGGTAATCTGGGGTGCTCAAGTAGAAGCAGGCTCCTTCCCTACCTCCTACATACCCACAACCTCCAGCGCCGTAACCCGTGCTGCTGATATTGCCCAGGTCACTACAGCAGACATCTACGGCGATGAGTTTACGATCATCAACAAACCGTTTGGTGTGTCGTCTGGCGGTCCTACGTTGCATATAAAGGGTCAACCTTATGTAGAACGTTCTGTCGTTTATAACGAAAACTTAAGTCAAGAACAGATTAATACTGTTACTGGAGTTGATGATTTCTGGCGGTGGAGAGTTCTTGGTTCAAGTTTTGCACTTCCTACCTTCACAACAGACGGGCAAGTGACGGTTGACTGGGGAGACGGGACGATAGAGGCATTAACTACCGCTGAACATACATTTACTAATGGCAGTGGGTATCACGAGGTTGGTTTCAGGTTGGATAGCGGTACTTCTTTTAGACCGTTCATCAACAATAATGCAGACCACGCTACAAAAGTGGTGGCAGTCGGCCCTGCTCCAGAAAGTATGAAGTTGAACGCACTGTCTGCGTTTTATGCATGCAGTAATCTCGAAGCCTTTGATGCAACAGTTGATGCAACGGGGGGTACTAGCTTCTACCGAGCTTGGCAAACCTGCTCCAGCCTCACCAGTTTCCCGTTGATTGATACAAGTTCTGGTACTAACTTCCAGTTCACTTGGCAAGACTGCTCCAGCCTCACTAGCTTCCCCTTAATTGATACAAGTTCTGTTACTATCTTCCAAAACGCTTGGACCAACTGCAACAGCCTCACAAGTTTCCCGTTGATTGACACATCTTCAGCTACAGCCTTAAACGAAACTTGGACCGGATGTTCTAACTTAACTAGTTTCCCGCTACTTGATAGTTCTTTAGTCACTAATTTCTATCGATCTTGGAAAGGCTGCTCATCTCTAACATCTTTCCCACTCATTGATACATCTTTGGGTACAAACTTCACGGGTACTTGGAGCGGATGTAGCAACATTGACAACATTGCTACTCTCGGAGAATCAACTAGCTTCCCATTAATTGATACTTCTTCTGGTACTACCTTCCAGTTCACTTGGCAAGACTGCTCCAGCCTCACCAGCTTCCCGTTGATCAACACTTCTTCTGGTACTATCTTCCAAAACGCTTGGACCAACTGCAACAGCCTCACAAGTTTCCCCTTAATTGACACATCTTTAGCTACAGCCTTCAACGAAACTTGGTACGGCTGCTCTAACTTAACCAGTTTCCCGCTACTTGATAGTTCTTTAGTCACTAATTTCTATCGAGCTTGGCGCGACTGCTCGTCCCTAATCACCTTCCCACTAATTGATACTTCTTCAGGCACAACCTTTAGAAACACTTGGCAAGGCTGCTCGTCTCTAACCTCTTTCCCTGCAAACATGTTTGACAACTGGACAGGTACACCGGCAAACCTGTGCTTCTCTAGCACTTGGTCCGGTTGCTCTGCCCTCACTGCCACTTCTGTCGAAAACATCCTTAACAGCATCGACACCTCTGGTCAATCTGCTCCTGCTTCTAGCGTAGACATCACCATTGACTACAACGCAAGTTCTGGCACCCCAAACATAACAACAGCAGTCACCAACCTTAAATCACGAGGTTGGACAATTACCCTTAACGGAGTTCTACAATGACAACCACAACCTATTTCAAATTCCCTGACGAAGCTACTGCACAGGCAGTACTACAACCAGAAGGGTATTACGTCCCTGAAGAAGTCATTATTGACGAAGAGACAGAAGAAGTTATTGAAACCATTCCTGGCTACTACAAAACAGCTGACCTTGGCTGGTCTATGGATGTAGTCGGGATCATTTATGAACCGGGTACTTATGACGAGGAAGGTGAAGAACTAACTCCTCCTGTCCCTCTACCTGGTTGGCACATTAACTTTGCTGGTCCGTATGCTAACGGACTAGAAGCTTACAAAATTGAACCTAATTCACCTTATCGTAAATTCCTATGATTACTCTCATTCGACCAATACTATTTTCATTCCTGCAATCTGATCGTGTCAAGTATTTGATTGTAGAAATGCTAGAGAAACTTGCTAAAACAACCGATAATGATATCGATGACAAAGCAGTTGAATTTATCCGTAACGGTTTATTCCCAACTAAATAATGATTGAAGCAGGGGTATCAGCTCTGATTGGAGCTATTGCTGCAGGTGCAGCTTTAACAAACCGTATACACAACAGAATATCAGCTTTGGATAGACGTGTTGATACCTTTGAATTAAGTGTTGCACAAGATTATGTATCTAAAGCTGACCTTTCAGTTATGGTGCAACGTATGGAGGATCATATGGTCCGCATTGAAAACAAATTAGATCAAATTGCATTGAGAAATGGCTAAGAAAACTTGCACAAAATGCAAGGTAGAGAAACCACTTGATGAGTTCTCTCAATATACAGAAAAAGGTGTAAAAAAGAATAGAGCACGCTGTAAACCTTGTAGAAATGACGATCAAAAAGAAAGATACAAGGAAAACCCTGATACTCACCGTGCTTACCTTTATAAAGCTAAATATGGGATTACCCTTGAAGATTATGATAGACTACTTGCTTTGCAAAACGGTAGGTGTGCTATCTGCCCGTCAACTGAACCGGGTGGTCAAGGTAGGTTTCATATAGACCACAACCACGAAACAGGTAAAGTAAGAGCATTACTTTGCCATCGTTGCAACACTGGGCTAGGGCTTTTCTCTGATAATCCAGAAATTTTGATAAAAGCTGCACAGTATTTATATACTAATGGACATTATGGCACAACATAAAAAGGCAACTGAGGACGCCTTTAACCAGTTGCACAACTTAGTAACCACCGAACTCCTTAATCGGATTAAAAGTGGTGAAGCCACAACACAAGATATAAAGGCAGCGATAGAGTGGCTTG